CTTGCTTGGTCAGCTGCTTTAGTTTTTACTTTCCTAACCTGTACATTAGGAACACTTCTACTTACAACTTGTTCATAGTTTTCTTCTGCTGATATTTGATTTTGTATTTCTTTTCTTGCTATACCTTTTGCAACAGTTGTTTTGTCTCTAGTGCCTACTGCATCTTGTATAAACTCTTCACTTACACCATTAGTTTTAGCTAAATCTAATAGTTGTGCTTTAGTATATTTATTTTCTAACTCTTTAGTTCTAGCTTTTATAGCTTCAGCTTTACTAAATGCTTGTCTGTTATCTATGCTTTCACTAAATGCTTTATCTATACTTGTATTGACTGCTGTTTGTGTAGGCAAAGCTTCTATTTGTCTGAAAATTTCTTTTCTTTGTAGACCATTTAAATCTTTTAAATTTCTTTTTTTGGTATTTAAATATAAGAATCGTTTAAACGCTGCATCATTAGGATCAATATTCTTAAGAGTTGTTTGACTTAATATATCTTCTGCTTGTACTGAACCTTGTTCTTGTGCCACAAAGTCTCTAAAGCTTTGTAACTTAAAGTCTCTTGTATCAGATTTATATGCTGAGTTAACTTCTTCAGCTACATAAGAATCATATTTATTTTTAAACTGATTGTATGCTGGTGTAGTAATACTTAATTTATTTTTAGTTTTTACTATATTTTTATTAGTAAATGCATCTACACTTTCTCTATCAGGAAACCTTGCTGTAAATGTTTCACCATCAGGTCTATCAAAAGTTTGTATTAATCTACTTTTTCTTATAGGTGTTTTTTGTTTTTTAATTAACTCTGTTTGTTTATCTTTTACTTGAGTTATTTTTTCTTTTAAATCATCTGCTTCATTTAAATTGTCTGCATCTTCTGCTTCTTGTATTTGCCTCTCAAGTTCTATCTCTTGATCTAAATTTGCTTGCAGTTCAGGACTAACTTCTTGTAACTGTTGCCTTACAGCTTCTGTTTTTATTTGTTCTTCAGCATCAGGAACTGTTGGCACTTCATCTTTTAATGCTTGTGCAGCTGCTTCTATTTCATTTTGTGGGCTATCTTTAAGACTATCCAACACACCTTCATTTAATGGTGCAGGTTCTTTCTGTGTGGGTACTATAAATTCATCGTCTAATACTATTTCTTCACTACCTTGGAATTGACTTACTGTGCTAGGTCTGCCTTCTTCTAAAGTAGATGCATCTTCTACCTCTGTAGCTTCTGTTCCTGATAGTCCACCTGTATCATCTTCTACTGGTCCAACAGGTCTACCTCCTCTTGGTCTACCTTTAGTAAGTAAGTTAACACCTAAGTCAAAGATAGCACCAGCACCACCACCATATCCAAACTCTGATGCTATAGAATCACCTATAGTTGCAGCTTCGTTATATACACCCTTCTCAATAGCATCTTGACCTATACTTGCTAACGCTTCTTGCGCTCCCTCCGCTGTACCAGTTATTACAGCTGACTTAGCTAAATCCATATAGCTATCAATAGTTTCTTTAGGCAATCCTCGTTTAGTTATCTTAGAAAATAATATAGATAAAGGTCTAACTATAGGTAATACCTCTGTTGCACCTAAAGGTATAGCAAGTGCTGTTGCCAAGTTTCTATCTGCTATAGATAAATCTTCACCTATCTCAGCTTCATACTCACGCATCCTTCCACTAGCTTCTCCTACACCTATAGCAGAACCCGGTGCTGCTATTTGCATAGCTGATGCTAAACTTTTAGTTGCTGCCCCAGCAGTTAACTCTCCAGCTTTTAGTGCGTTATAACCAGCACCTACTCTTGATGCTGCTCCAGCACCACCTGTAAGTATAGTTGACCCTACAAAACCTAGTATGCTACCTAATGCTTCACCTGTTCTACCAGCTACACTATCTTCATAGCCAATAGCATCACGTAATTCATCCATTCTAGCTATGAATGCACTTTCTCTAGGATTCAACCAATCTTCTTTTCCTGAAAGGTTAGTTGCTAAATCTAATATGCCCCATACACCTTCACCTAATAAGGGTATAGTTCTTGCAGCACCACGCAATACACCTCTGGGTGCAGCTATAACGCTGTCTATCCAATCGTTTTCTTCAGGGGTAAAGTTATTTGTAGCAAGACCAAATATAGGTAATGATCTATCATTAACTTTATCAGTGCCTAGTTGCTCGGAAGTATTATCTTGTGTTGGAGGTCTTTGATATGTATCAAAAATATCAAATTGGTCAGGTACATTACCAGTATTTGAACCAAATATCTCAAAAGGATTTGGTGTGTTTCTTGGTTCGTCTGCCATTCTATATCTCTATACTATATCCTCTAAATAGATAGTCTTTCATTTAGCCAGTCCTCGACTCCTAAAGTTCCTCTATCTGTGTAATTATCATAAACGATAGATAATGCTTTATCAGATTTAATTCGTTCATCAAAAATTTCTTTGAATTCATCATTTGTTAAATCAGGATCACTTGCATTTATATCATTAATAATTCCTTGGATTTCTTTTACAAATCTTCCGTAATTACCTTGTGCTGGTTTAACTCCTTGATCTGCATATGTAATAGCTGTTATAGCTTCTGCCTCTCTCTTAGTCATATCTTTAGTTATATCTGTATTTAGATATCTAGCAAGGTCAGCATTATAATTTTTAATTGCATCAGCTATTCTTGTTTTACGATCTTTATCGTAATCATATTCAGTTGTATATCTATCAAGTCTAAGTTTTTCTCTTGCTGCATATAATGCAAATAACTCTTGTGCTTGATCTTGTTCTTCTTTATTTAATGCTAATAGTTCTTCTGTTACTCCAGCACCTAAATCAGCAAGTCCACCTAATAAAGTTGGTGAACCTTTTTGTGCTGCATTAAATGCACCAGCTGCTATGCGTAGCCATTTATTTTGCATCTTACCTTTCTCATCAGTCATTGCATTTATAGACTGCTGTATTAAAGTTTCATAGTCAGATGAAGCTGCATAAGCTGCATCTTTTTTAGCTGCATCACTTACTCCAGTAGTAGGTGTAGTATTTATTTGTGTTCCTGTATCGGTAATAGTTACTGGTGAACTATTAGCTTTTGCTTGAGCCATTAATGTATCTTGTTGTGATTGAGATAAAGGCGTACCTTTTGTTTGTGTTAACGTACCATCACTTTGTTTCTTCTGTGCAGATTGTTGTACAGTTTGAGCATTAGCAGGTGTCACTATGCTATCAGTTTTAACACTCATATCAATTTTAGGTACTGGTATACCATCTTGTTTTGGAGGGAATACTCCTTGCAATAATCTATCTTGATCTACAACTATACTTCTTTTTCTTTTTCTTTCTTCTTCAGCTGCTTTCCTAGCATCTACCCTTGCTTGTACTCTGTCACTAAAATCTACTAAACTTTGCCCTATATTCTGTAAAGTTGTTGGTTGTCTTTTTTGTTTTTTTTCTGCTTCTTGTAAAATTTTATCTATTGCATCATCAGACTGTGGCATAGATGTAGGAACAAATGCACCAGTATTTTGTAAATCTACAGGACTAGCATCTATAGGTTCATTAAATACAGGATCAAGTTCAAAAGTATCTGAAATAAATCTACCTCCTCCATCAAAACTAAAAGGATAATTACCCCTAACATCTGTTGGCATTCCTGTTTGTGCCATCCTCATAAAAGGATTGCCATATGTCATGTTGTCAACTAAACCACCAGTTTGAAAACTTGGTATAGGTTGTTGAGGCATTGGCATAGGCTGTTGCATTGGTTGTTGCATAGGCATAGGTGCAGTTGGCATCGGCTGCACGGGTGACATGGTAGCTTGTTGTGCCAACTGCTGAACTATAGGAGGACTTTGCGAAGGTTGTGCTTGTGCCTCATCCCTAATTTTTTGTCTATAAGCTAACTCGGATGCAGATATAAATGCAGGTCCAAGTAATCCTGTTTCTGTTTGTGGATTTAATTCTTGCGCAAGACGCTGATCTGACTGACGCTCAGCCATAGATATTAATTTATTAATATTGCTATCAATCATTAACCGCCTCCGCCTAGTCCTCTAAACGCACCATATGCACCTAATCCTGTTTGTAATAATTGTGCTGTAGGATTAGCTGATGGTGTGAATCTTCTTTCTGAAAAACTTGGTTGTGCTGGCATACCTTGTAGTATGGCACTGTATCTTTCTAACTGTTGATATGGGAACTCTCTTTGTGCCAAGAAGTCTTCATACTGTTGGTCGTATGCTCTTTGCATAAGTGCTTGTCTTTGTGATCCTACATCAGATAGTGCTTTTAATCTTGATAAGTCTAGTGCTTGTTCTTGTTTATCAAGACCTGCTAATAATTTTGATCCTTGTAAACTTCTAGCAAGAGCAGCTTCTTGTGCTTTTTGATTAGCTAGTTGTGCATCTAATCCCATACGTCCAGCTGCTTGTGAGAATCTACCTGTTGCTATCTGTGCTTCTAAACTTCTTTTATCTGCATCTGATAATCCTTGCATCTGTGCTATTTGCGCTCTTAACGATTGTCCTCCAGCTGCTTCTAACGCTTTCTGTTGTGCTATTTGTGCTTGTAAATTTTGAGAAGCTGCTTGTCTTTTAGCATCTTCTGTTGCTATTTGTTCTGATGTTCTTTGTTTTGCTAGTGCTAATTGACCTGCATCTGCTGATGTTAGTCCTTTAAATCTAGCTGCTCTATCTCTTTCAAACTGTTGTTGAGCCTGTGTAAACGCATCTGACAATCCTCTAGCTTCTATATCCTGTAAAGATTCATTAAGTTCTCTTTGTGCTATTGCATCTTGCACACCTTGTCTACTTCCACCAAATGCACCAGCTTGTATTGCTTGTTGATTTCTTCTAGCTTGTTGTTCTGCAAATCTATCAGTTGCTCTACGTTGTTGTCTATCAAGAACATTATCAACAAATGGATTCATATATCTTTGAGCCTCTCTACCTCCAAATCCTCTTGATGCTCTCATATATGCTTCAGGTCCAAAACCTCTTACACCTGACCTTATAGGTGCAGCTGCATATGTACTTCTTATAGGACCTGCTTGATACTGACTTCTTATTGGCATTCCACCAAATCCACTTCTTATATTAGTTCCACCATATTGTGAACCTACCATCATAGGTCCAGTAGTTGATGCTATGCCAGCTATGTTTCTAGCTTGCGCTATTCCGGGCAAGTCTCTAGTTGCTAAAGCTTGTATACCTTCTTGCGCACCTAAGGTTTCAGGAGAAAATCCAGCTACACGTGGTGCTTCATAAGGAATATAATCCTCATAAGATAATGCTTGCGCTCTGCCTACAAGATTCTTGTAGAAAGGTGCAGCGTACTCAGGAAGCCGACTTTGATATGTCCTTGACTCTACCTGTTGAGGTTGACTGCTTCCTCCTCGACTCTTTCCCATTTTCTTTCTCCGTTTCTACTACTTTTAAAGTACTCTTTTTTAAATTTTCTTTTTTTACAATTACAAATTCTTCTTGCCAATTATGTGACTGTAATTTCTTTACCCATCCTCTACGTCCTGTTATTTCCATCGCCACACAATCATTATCAACTGCCCAATTTTCAAGAACTTCTAAAGATTCTTCTATCCAACTTTCTAAATTATCACCTGATGCAAAAGAAATAGATAACATTTTCTTTCTTGGATAATTTGATAACTCTGTAAATATAATTCCATATACTTTATTGTTATCTTCTTCATCTACTACAGTCCATAATGATGCTCTATTTGTTAGTATGTCATTTACTAAATCTATTTTTTCAAATCTACCATGTGAAGTAGGCACTAACTTATCTATATATTTATCTATCTCTGGATAAATCTGAGTTATATATTCTTGTGGTACTAAATAAACTTTCATTATGTTATTTGATTTATCTCTTCTTCAAACTCTATTTGTTCAGGTTGTGTTGTATTACCTGTCTTTGCTTTTCTAACTCTTGAAACTAATCGATCAAACTGTCTACCACCAGCTTCACTTGAACCATCACCTGCGTGTGCAACCACATCTGCTGGTATTACATATTCATCTTTAGATAAAGCTGCTGGTTGTATATTATCAATAATAGCTGGTACAAAATCATCAACACCACCACCCGGTCCATCTATCATACGTCCATCTGTACGCATCATTTCTTCTACCTCTGTAGCTAACTGCATCAAACCATTCTCACCATAAACTTCCATATATTTAATAAATACTTCTTTTGGATTAGGATGTTTACCCATCAAAGCCATTATAGTTTCTTCTTCTAATCTATCTGATGTTTGATTTTGTTCAGGCATACCACCTTCAGCAAAACCTTTTACTAATCCACCGCCAGCTTTAGAAGCTACACCTCCTATATTTGCCATAGTAGGCAAATTAATTGCTGGAGCAAGTGTTTGTCCAAACTGTTGAACAGGTTGAGTAGCTAATGTATCTGTAACAGCTGTAGGTCTCATAGCTAAACTTTGTTGCCTAGCTATATTTTGTGCAGCTTCTGCTTGTTCTTGTGCTAATGTTTTACCACCACTATCTGCAAATGCTGTTGCAGCTTCTAAATTTTGTGCTGCATTTTTAGCTGCTTGAAATTGTCCTTGTGTTCTTGGTCCTGTTGCAGTATCTAAAGCTAATTGTGTTTCTAAAGCTTTTGTTTCTAAATCTGCTAATTGTGTTGCAGTAGGTGTATTTTGTTGTAATTCTACATTAGGTGTAAATTCCTGTTGTAAAGGTATTTGTGGTGTAGCTATCTGTTGTAATGCTTCTACATTAGGTATAGGTTCTTGTATTTGTAATTGTGTTTGTGGAACAAATTTATCTAAACCTCCTTCTACTACTTGTTTTACAAGTTGTTGGGATGGTTCATTAAAAGTAGGGTCTCTATCAAGTCTATCAAGAAAATCTGTTAAATCATTACCAAAACCTCCGCCTCCTATTTCAAAATCAGGAAAATATGGTTGTCGTTCTACTATTGGTGGTTCAAATACTGGTGGGTTAAAAGGTATTTCTGGTAATTGTGGTGTACGTAAAAAAGGATTGCCTCCGAAAGAACCATACCCAAATGGATTGAATGGTTGTATTGGCATAGTAAATGCTGGTGGTGTATATCCTCTAATACCTAAAGGTTGGAATGCTTGCACTCCTTGATTTAATCCTGCATATTGTTGTTGCAAAGAAGGTCTAGGTTGCATTTGTCTTATATTAGAAAACCCACCAAAAGGTTGTTTAATTTTACCTCCACCTGTTCTTCCACCTACAGGTCCAATAGGCATAGATGCAAATGGATCAAAGCCACCATATTGACCCGTATTAAAACCTCCTCCTTTACTTGAACCGCCTGACATTCCCATTAGTTATCTCTCTTTCTATATTCGTCTATAGCTTCATACAGTTCTAAAGCACCTTTAGTAAGGACAGGTGATACTGCCTCTATTCCTCTAACAATAGGATTGTATTGTCTATTAAATGTTGCCATACCTCTGTCTATTGTATTATCTGGGTCTGTTGGTACAAACATTCTATCTAATGCTCCACTTTGCATACTTCTTATTTCTGCTAATGATGGTGCTTGAAAAGGCTGTGGTGTCATCACATCGTTTAAACTTTTCTGTACAGGTGTACTAATAGGATCAGCCATTCTACCTAGTCTTGGATCAACCATAGGTGATGACATAGTTTCTTGGAATTGTTTTTTTATAGCGTCATCTATTCTTCTACGCTCTAAGGTTTCTGCACTTTCTTCTATCTGTGCTTGTGCAGGTGTACGACCATTAGCCATCTTTATAAGACCACCCATGTTTTTCATGTTTGCTTCAATAGCTTTACCTCTTGTTCTTTCATATGAAGATAACTCTCCATCATTATCAAGATCAGCTTTACTAGGATTCTGCAAAGGCATACCACCTTTATTCAACATATCTGTAGGTACTTGCATAGCATCCATACCTGCAACCATATCTACTGGAACAGTGCCTATCATTTGGCGTTTATTTTCCATTTCAGTTTTTGTTTCTTTATCATCAGAACCTCTAAATTGATCTATTGCCATAGGCAAAAGACCTTGTAACCCCATACCTTGCATTGCTTGACCAGCTAATGCTAATCCTGACATAGGAGGTAAAAAATCATAAGGATTACTTACTTTACCACCTTCATCAAATTCAGGTCCTGATGGAAAAGGATTACCGCCTATAAGCATTTGTTCACCGCCAAAAGCTGAACCTAGTGGATCACCCCCACTTCCCGGAATCATAGTCCTTTGTTCTGTAGGCATGTAAGGACCTTCATATTCTCCAAATGGATCAGGTTCTTCTGCTGGTCCACTCATATCCATTGGTACATACATTTCACCTACTAATCCTGATGCTGCTGCTGGTAAAAAGTTTTGTTGAAAAGCTTGTGATTGTGTAAGTCCTGTTGGATTAGGACCAGTTAACATATCAGGTGATGCTCCTTGTGTAAATCCTAAATTAGCCCCAAGTTTGTCAAAAAAACCTTGTGCTGCTGCTCCACCTTCCATGCCTAATTGTCCAGCCTGTAAAGCTTGTGTTGAAGGTGCTGTTGCTGCTTGCATTTTTGATAATGTACTTACATCTGGAACTGTTTGTGTTACTGCTTCCTGTCCAGCTTCTGCTGCTATATCTGCGCCTGTTCCACCGGGCATAAATCCTTTTAATAAACCACCTGTGATTGCGCCTGTTAATCCAGCTGTTATACCTTCTTTTAGACTACCACCCTCAGCAATAGTACCTAGTCCTGTGCCTAATGCAGATGCTCCTACTGTTCCAAGCGTTGCACCCAATGCTGTACCACCTAATAGTGTTGGTGCAAGCAATGACCCTATGAGTGGCAGAAACGCCTCTGGTTGCCCTGTTTGTGGGTTAATGGTCAACTGACCTGTTGGTGATAGTTTTGCTAAAGCATCTACTTCTATGGGGTTCATATGAACCATCATGGTATCGCCATATCTCCCCTGTTTAGCTAGTTGCTCTGCTGCATTTTGTAATGGAAAATTACTCATAGTGGTCTCCTAATCTATTTCCAACACACCTATTACGATGTGAAATTTATCCGCTGAACTTGCAGTCAGCTTTATTATATCTAATTCATCTAAAACTAACACCTCTCCGTTAGTTAAAAATCCTTTACGTGTATTAGTTGCTATTGACTCTACGTCCCAAGTAACTGTCGTACTTTCGCTAGTGTCTGTCAACTGTACTGTTAAACTATATGCACTACTACCATCAGAGTTATAAGCACTTAATGTCTTAACTATGGCACTCTTATTATCTGGTACTGTGTAAACACTTGTTGCATCCGTTGATGATAATGTTGTTAATACTTCTGTATATCTATTTGCCATTATGAAATATACCAATCAAATGCTTGTGATACCTCTCTTATAGTATCAGGTGAATCTAATTGTACAAAGTTTAAACGCAGTTGATTTAGTAGTCTGCGCATATAATCTGCACTATATTCTTCAGGTGGTATTTCTAATGGAGTGTTTACATTAAATACTTCACTCATCGTCTACCATCCGCTTTTATATCAAACCTTGTATCACCTAGTCTCCAACTATTATCTACATCTGTACTTTCTATTCTTACACGCATTTGTCTGGCTCTTGCTCTAACATAAGCTACGCCAGTAGTATTAGTAACTGTTGCAGTTGTTGCAGTGTTTAAACTTCCTAAAGGATAGTCTCTAGTCTTTATAGAATATGTAAGTTCTGGTGATGATTCTGTTCCTATAAAAGATACATCAGGTATCAATCTTTTTATATGCATAAATTGATCTCCATCACCTGCATCAAAATCTGCACTTTCTACATATGCAGTCATTGCAGAGCCATCATCATTAGAACCTACTTCATGTTCATATAAATAATTTGATGTAGTTCCGTTTGATCCTGCTGCTAATGGATTTGAGGTAGCACCCCCAGCATCAATCCAAGATGTTCTAGGTAATGTTCCTATAGTCCATGTTTGCTCAAGATAGTTATAAGTAACATATCTATCTATTTCATCTGAACTGCTTGAACAATAAAACCATGATACTTCATTAAATTGTGCATTTCTTGTAGCAAATACTTTAAATGTCTGTGAATAGTTAAAGTCTTCAAAAACATATGCTCTTACTGTACAAGGCAAAGATTGGACTGAACCTGAATACATGTAAAAATTATCTTGATCCATAAAATAAACTACATTATTAGCATTTACAAATGCTTGAGGTGATACTGTACTAATACCTTCAGTGATTAGATTTACACCAAAAATAAAAGGTGGACCTATAAACTGCATTGAATATAAAGCTGTATCAGTAAATATAGCTATTTCTTGTCTTGTTCTTATTGCTCCTATTATTTCTGAACCTGCCGATAACCTTAAACCACCAGCAGTATTATCTGTCTTAGGAGTCCACATTGCTGCATTTTCTTGATCTGACCATCTTATTTGCATAGGGTCTTGTGTTGCACTACCTATAGGATTAGCACCCATGCATATAACATGTCGATCTATTTCTGAAACTATTATTTGATTTGCAATCGTTGGTGTATCTGATGCACCTGATAAAGTTGAAAAATCTACTGCCCTTGTAGTTACTCCATTTGTTTTATCCCAATAGTAAATACTACCGCCTCTTGGATTAGCAACTAAATCTTCTCCAAAATTATCTAATGTCCATAATCTAAGTTGCGTAGCAAAACTATTAATACCACCACCCCATGAACTTTGACCCCATGTACCTGAACCAAATCCAAATCCACTGGTATAAAAATCAGAGCCTATATTTATTTGATATGATGCATCTACACCTGAACCACCATTACCTGAATCACTTGCGTTAGCTGTTACTGTATCACCTGATGTATCTTTAGCTGTAAACGTAAATGTATTTACATCTGTAACACTAGCTATTTCATATTCTTGATTTAATACAGCAGCTGTAATATTGCCACCTAATGATACTGCCTCTGCAAATGTAACAAAATCACCTTTATTTGCACCATGACTAGAATCAGTTGCAGTTATAGTAGAACTACCATTAGTAGCTGCAAAGGTTACACCATTTGTAGTTGTTGCTCTTATTGGAGTAATATCATAAAAAACATTACCCTTTAAAAGATATAATTTTAAATGAGTTCCAAGTGAAATTAATTTATCTGTATCTAGTGCAACCCATTGATGCAATTTTCTTGCTGAACCTAAAAAAGAATTTAAGGTTTTTTTAACCCATCCACCTATTTTTTCCGGACGACCTGCACGAAATCTTATCTTGTCAGCATCAAACCAATTACCTTCATTGCTATATGAAGTTCCTTCTTTATTAATGCCGGGCTTAAATGTATACCTAGCTAATGGCATTATGTTTTATTTTTGTTTTGCTTTACCTATATTTAAAGCAAGAATGTCTACAAACTTATAAAGCTTACCTATCCATACATCATCTTTAGGTGTTGGTGTTGAAGCTGCTATAAAACTAGCAACTGTTACTATTATTGTAATCCAAGATAATGCGTTAACTATTATTTCCATCTTCTTCTCCTTTTCCGTTTGGTTTAGGTTCGTCTATAACTTCTAAAGTGCTTTGATAGGCAACTAAAGCAGTTACTCGTATGTCCAGTTGATATTGCAACTGTCCAATCTGTTCCTGAAGATTCTTAATTTCTGCTTGTAAAGTCTCTGTATATGCAATCCTTTGTTGTAGTCTAGGGTCTACAGGTTGTTCTGTAGTTTCAGTTGTTTCTACTGCTTTCTCTTCAGTCATTTTTACTCCTTATGAATTTGATGCAATATACGCTTTACCTGTAGTAATAGCTGTACTGCAATCATTCTTTTTACTTGAAGATGATCCTTTTACGTTAGGTGTATCATCATCTGAATCAACAGGTTCGTAAAGCAAGATAGTTTCTAAGTGGTCAACATTACGTTGTACTACTTCATTTATCTCGGCTTGTGTCATAGTTGTATCAGCTTCTGCTGAACCACCAACATAAACTGATTTTTTACCATTCGTATTAATGTCATTAATAAGCGTTACGCTATCTATTGCTGCTGTTAATACTTCTGCTACTGTTTGAGCCATATTTATTCTCCGTTTAATTTACTTTCTAATTCTTCGACTTTTGCCGAAAGTTCTTGTACTGCTTTGATAAGAGGATGTACAAACATTTCTTGTGATATACCCTGTATGCCACTATCCTCTTCTTTATTCCAACCACCAAAGTCAGTTATGTTATGTTTATCTAAAGTTTCTTTAACTTCCTGTGCTATAAGACCATACATTTTTTCTTTGTGTTCTGGTTCTGTAGCTTCTGCATCGTAATCAGGTAAAGTGTTGTCTATGTCTGCTTTGGCTTTCCAAGTAAAAGTTACAGGGTTCAAATCATTTATAAATGCCAAACCACACTCATTATTAGGTGTTATATTTTCTTTATATCTAACGTCAGATACTCTTGTCCAAGAAGCGTTAGAAGTGTATGCATTATAAACTCTATCATTACCAGTGTTTCTTCCGAAAGTTAAATAATTAGCACCAATACTTCTAGTGTTGTAACCAAGAACAATTTGATAATCATGGTCAGCTTGGTTTGCATGACAGTAAGCACCTAAAAATGTATTTTGAGAACCTGTAGTTACAGCTATAGAATACTGACCTGCTTGATAACCGCATGCTGTGTTTGATGCTCCAGTAGTTACATTATTTAAAGCAAAAGTGCCTATGGCTGTATTTTCAGGTGCTGTAGTTACTTCTGTAAGTGCATCTTTACCTACAGCTACGTTGTAAACTCCTGTTGTAAGTGCATCTAAAGAGTTCCCTCCTATAGAAGTATTGGAGTGACCTGTAGTACATGCACCTAAAGCAGCAGGACCTACAGCAGTATTATTATCTCCTGTGGTTAAAGCATCTAAAGCTTGATTTCCTATTGCAGTTGTTCCTGTAACACTTGTAGCAACTAACATAGCGTTATAACCAACGGCTGTGTTGTAACTTCCAGAATAAGAAGCTGAACCCATTGTATCTGTACCAACAGCAGTATTACCATTAACAGTTGTACCACCATCTAAAGCACCATGACCTATTGCTACGTTTTCATCACCAGTTGTTATGGATTGAGCAGC